AATATAAGTGCGGGCCTCGTATCCACAGACCAATACTATAATTTTTATATTTGGAATGCTTACACCCAAAAAGTTAATTTAAGCCAAATACAAAACAATGCCCTTGATGGAATAAGTTTCTCCACTGTTTTGACTGGAGCATACAACCCATTGGTTCAAAAAAGCACCGTAATAAAAATTCAAGCGATAAACGGCCAACCCGTAATAAATGGCAGTTTTGGCTTTTTGTTTGATATTGGCGGGAACTATAATCTATTTATAACGGGCTTAAGAATAACCACATTGCCTTTGGTGCATATTATCCCTGATAGTTTTGAATTTACCCTGTCTTATGCTTTAGTTAATGCCGTAAATATGTTTCTAAAAGAGCAAAGGCGAAATTTAGTTGATACCCCACTGAGAGGTTATAAAGCAAAAGCCTTTGTCGATGATATGTCTTACGGCACAGCAAGAACGAGTTTAGACCAACACGGGGGCAAGTTGTTTGCGGTTGCGATACCATTTGAAAAAATAACCCCTGTAGCGAGCAATTTAAACGGTCTATCGTCAATAGTAGTAAATGAAGATATATCTAAATATACCGAAATTACCACTTGCCCTTTAATAGTAGTTTACCAAAAAAGCACCCAAGTTGCCTATTGTTTGGAAGTGGCTTCGATAAACACAACCAATAAAGCAATAACTTTGCAATATCCAGCAACGAGTAATTTACCAGCAAATGATATAGAGATTTACCCAGCCTTTTATGGAGTAATAAATAATATATCCCAAGACGGAAAAGCGGGCAAGTTTGCAATGATAGATTTTGAGGCTAAAGAGGTGTTTATATAATGCAATCTATGACGGGACTAAATACCTTAAGCACTATATTTGTTTACCCCCAGCCTGATTTAGATAATTATAAAGTGGAGTATTTAGATAATGGCGATTATGTTTCTTTTGCAGGGACAAGAACGATTGGTTACCCATATACCCCTGTATCTCTAAGAAAAATAACGGCTTCTTATACCTTTAAAACAAGGACGGATTTTCAAACATTAAATTCTTTTTATAAGTTTACCAATGGGCAGTTGTCGAGGTTTTGGCTTGCTTGTTGGAGCCAAGAGTTCTCTTTAGCTGTGAATGCGAATTTAAACGACCCCTATTTAATGGTTAATTTTTCACAGTTAACGGCTAAAAATGACACTAATTTAAGAATATTTATCATAACGAAAGCGGGCGATTTGATTGTTAGAAAAGTAACTTCTTATGAAATAGAGACGACGGGCTATGAAAGATTAATGCTTGACACGACAATGCCTATCGGAGTAAATATAACTGATATAAGGTTCTTTGGCAGGCTAATCTTAGCAAGGCACGCGAGCGATTTTGTTGTAAAAATACAAAAAGCAGATGGCGAGGATATGATAGGCCAGGTTAGCTTAGTCTACCAAGAAGTCCCTTACGAATATTCGGAGGTCTAATGGCGTATAATAATGATATTGTGCAAACTCAATTACCTACTTTTGCTGAGCTTTATGATTTTTATTTCCCTCAATATGCGATAAATGTAACAAATTACCCAAAGAATATTACCTATAATAGCACCACATATATAGCAACGGTAATGCAAAGAAGCGAATTTACAGCAGAGAAAGGCAATAAAAGAGAGGTTACCATAACATTTGCGACTAAAGAGTCGAGCTCTTTAGATTTTTTGGTTGTAAATGTGCCACGTATTAGATTAGTTTTAAGGCGGTTGTTTTTGTCTACCCAGAGCATAAAAACTCTTTTTGTGGGCGAGGGCGAGGCTGTAGGCGTTGAGGGAAGGACTATAACTTTTAAGGCAGAAGATATTCTAATGCTTAATCAAACTTTAGTGCCTCAGATAGTATATTCGGCCTATTGTAATGCTACTTTATATGATGGCTATTGTGGAGTATTAAATACCAATTTTAGAGATGTAACGACGGTTTCGGCGAGTGGTTCGGTGATAAAAGCGTCTATATTTGGTTCTAAGCCTGTTGATTGGTATACCTACGGCTATGTGGAGTATAACGGTAAATATAGAATGATAACAAAGCACGACCAACCAAATAGCCAATGTTTCCTCCATATGCCTTTTGATGATAATATTGACGGCCAGCAAGTTATAGTTTATGCGGGCTGTGATAAAACACCCGCGACTTGTAAGAATAAATTTAACAACCTTGCAAGATTTAAGGGGTTTCCATATATACCTACCAAAAACCCCGTAATGTGGGGCTTTAAATGAGATATTTTTTTGATAATGACGAAGAATGGGCAAAGTTTAAAAGCGAGCTTCTTAGTTGGATTGGAACGCCTTATCGACACCTTTGGGGCGCAAAAGGGCGCGGGACTGATTGTAACCAATTTGTTGGGAATGCGCTAACCCAAGCGGGTATTTTAGACGGCTATAAATTCGATATATATTCTCCTGAGTGGTATATACACCTTGATAAAGAGATTATTTACGACTATATAATGTATAATAAGAGGTTTTTAAAGAGTGGTTTAGATTTTATTGAGCTTGAGCCCGACAATTTATATAGGGGCGATTATTTGCTTTTTGCTTACCACTCACCTAAGGGGTTAATGAATCACGTCGGTGTTTATTTAGACAATAACGAATTTATCCACAGTGCACCAGAAAGGGGCGTAATAGTGTCTGAATTAAATTACCATTGGAAGAAGCACCTTAAAAAAGTGCTTCGATTGGTGGAGCTGTAATGGGCTTCGCGGTTATCTTGGGTGCCTTTATAACGGGCGGGCTAACTTGGGCTTTATCGGGTAGTTTAATATTGGGTTTAGTAATGGTTGGGCTAACCCTAATTTCTTCTATTTTTACCCCTAAGCCAACAATGAATATGAAGCCCGCAAGTTTTGCCGATTTTCAGGTAACCCAAACAAATGAAGGGCAACCCGTGCCATTGACTTATGGAATAGTAAATATACCTGGAAATATTATATTTTACGGCAACCTTTACACTGTCGAAGAGAAGCAAAAGGCAGGCGGTAAAGGTGGCGGGGGCGGTGGTGATGTCGTAACGGGTTATAAGTATTATATGGACGTTTGGCAGGGAATAGCGCAAGGCAAGATTAATCTAATAACTATGTATGAAGATTCAGACACTACTAAAGGCGTCTCGAGCCTTTATCAAAAGTTTAATGATGGCACCAATGGAGTTTACCCAACAACGGCCGACGCTCCACAGCTAACCTATGCCTCATCTATACCTGGAGTGGCACATATATTTTTTAAGAGGTTATATTGTGGCGAAAATAAAACATACGTTCCTACCATAAATTTTAAAATCCAAAAGGTTTTGTCTACGGGCTTAAGGAACGAAAATATGTCTAATGGCTCTAACCCAGCAGGGGCGGTATATGACCTACTTGTAAATATAGCGGGGCTGAACCCAAATGATGTGAATTATGATAATTTTAATCAGGCTTCGGATTATTATTATAGCAAGGGTTGGGGTATTAATTATGTTATATCTTCCTCTACACAAGCTAAAGAGGGCGCGAATAAGATTTTAGAGTTTGTCGATAGTTATTTAGATTACGATTCTGATGGCAAGATTGTAATAAAGATATTTAGACCTGACGATACCCCTGTAGGGACTATCCAAGACGATTGGATAAGTTTCTCTTTAGCAAAGCCCAGTTGGAATACAATTTATAACCAATTTGTTGGCAATTATGTAGATAATGGCGTAACGAGAACACTAATTCTTGAGAACCCAGCAACCCAATTATTGGCAGGAATGAAAGTGCGTCAAGAAATAGATTTAACGGCTTTTATAGACCAAACGACGGCGATGTCGAGATTGTCTGAATTTATGAAGCAAGGCAGTTACCCAAGAATGACCTTAAATTTAAAATTACCGATTAAATATGCGATGTATTCTATAGGCGATGTTTTAACGGTAATAAATTCTGATATTGGCTTAAATGGTAATTTTAGAATTCTTTCGATAAGCGAGCCAGCGATTGATAGTAATGAAATAACAATGCAACTTTTGGAGCAGACTGAAGCCCAAATGGATACCAACTTCTTAAATGTTGGCGGGACTGAATGGGTGCAACCTACTTTTACGGCTACCCCTTTAACCCATATTAAGATTGTAGAATTAGATTATATAAGCGGGGTTTCTAGCCCAGCGGTTTTAATTTTAGCTAATAAAGAAATGGGCTACGAAACGGGCTTTGCCGTCTATGGAAGCACTGACGGCTCTAATTATGAGTTGCTAACCACTTGTAGTTCTTGGGCTACGGCTGGAGTTTTAGACGGGCCGTATAGCTCCAATACCTATGATATAGACCCCAACGGG